GACAGCACTAATAGCTATCCTTCTTTTGTAGGATACACGCTGTCTGACATCTTCTTCCATCGTAACAGGCTAGGACTACTAGCAGACGAGAATGTTATCTTTGCTCGTGCTGGTGAGTTTCTTGAGTTTGACTTCTTTCGTAAGACAACACTAACCATTGTAGATAGTGACCCCATTGACGTGGCTGTGTCCTCTAACAAGGTTAGTATACTCAAACACGCTGTACCATTCAACGAGAGCCTACTGCTCTTCTCAGACCTTACGCAGTTCAAAGTTACAGCAGAACCTCTCCTAACTCCTGAGACTATCAACGTGGCTAACACCACAGAGTTTGAGGCATCCCTAAGAGCAAAGCCAGCACAGGCTGGTAAGTATGTTTACTTTGCCTCTAAGCGTGGTGCATGGTCAGGCTGTTGGGAGTACTTTGTTGATACTGACACAGACGTTAATGACGCTAGTGAAATTACAGCGCACGTTCCTGAGTATCTAAACGGTGAAGTCAAGAGTATTCAAGCGTCCTCTAACGAGGATATGCTGCTCTTACAGACGACTAATGACAGTGAAGCTATTTATGTATATAGATACTACTGGTCAGGACGAGAGAAGCTTCAGGCCTCTTGGTCACGCTGGGTATTTGATGGTGATGTAGTAGGGTTTTCTTTTAACCGTGCTGATATTGATATACTAATTAAGAGAGGTACTAACCTCTACTTAGAAAGACTTAATCTATCAGTAGACAATGCTACGTTATACACAGAAGGTAGCTTTCCTATCTTCTTAGATAGACGAGTAAGACTAGAAACTGGTGGAACTACAACAGTACCATATTCAGATACTAACTTAAAGTATGTTGACCAACGTGGTAGAGTTATACAAGTAGGGAGTGTAGCAGCACTACTCGCTGATGGCGAAGTAGTTTATGCTGGTATTCCTTTTACGTTCAAGTACCAGTTTTCTGAACCAGTAATTAAACAAGATAATAAACCCATAACAACAGGTATACTGCATATTAGAAACTACGCAGTAACCTACAATAGTACAGGATTCTTCAAGGTTAAGATACAACCACTAAAACGAGATATATACGAGCGTACCTTTACAGGACGTATTGTTGGTGGTGGTGCTAACCTCTTAAATAAGGCTGCTATTGATTCAGGCACTTATCGCTTTGGTGTTATTGGACACGCTGATGAAACCACAATTACTCTAGAGAGTGACAGTCATCTGCCCTGTGTCTTCCAATCAGCAGAGTGGGAAGGATTCTTTGTACTTCGTTCTAGGAGAATGTAATGCAAGGTCATGTGAGAAAGAGTACTCAAGAAGATGTAGACTATCTATCAATTAATCTAAGGAGAGAGGATGCTATTGAAGTACTCTCCTCACATGGTAATGTAAAAGAAGCACTACAGGTAGGCTTTGACGAGTCAGAAGACTGTAGTACTATTATTGTCTCCGACACAGGAGAGATTGCTGGTATGTATGGAATAGCTAGGTATGATGAAATAATGGGCATACCGTGGCTTCTTACCGCACCTCCTATAGAAAAGATTTGGTTGCCCTTTCTGAGAAGGTCTCGTGTTTGGGTAGAACATATGAATGATAAGTATCCTATACTCGTAAATGCTTGTGATGCAGACTACACTAAAGCTATCAACTGGCTTCGTTTTGTGGGCTTCACGTTTATTAAAAAGCATGATAAATGGGGGGTAGGAGATAGACCCTTTTTAGAATTTGTAAGGATAAAAGATGTGTGAACCAACAACAATGGCAATCTTGTCTGCTGCATCTACAGGCATTGAGTTTTTAGAAGCAAAAAGACAAGCCGATGAACAACAAGCACGTTATGATCAAAACAGAATAGCATCAGCACAAGCAAGAGACTTAAAGATACAGTCACTCAATCAGAGGGCTATTCAGGAATCTGAGGCTGCTGGTGAGGCTAAACAGAAACAAGCTATAGAAGCTTTAGAAAAGCGTGAACGTGCGGTAGTAGCGGCTGGTGAAGCTGGTGTTACTGGTGGTTCTGTTGATATGCTGCTTGCTGATTATACGGCACAAAAACTTCGTGGTGTAACCACAATTAATAGAAACCTTGAGAATATTGAAAGACAAATAGAGTTAGAAAAGATGGGTGCTTCTGCGGAGGCTGAGTCTAGAATTAACTCCATGCCTCAGGGTACACAACCTAGCTTCTTAGCTGCGGCTATTAGTGCTGGGGCAAGCGGCTACGCAGCATACAAAACGTATGAAGTAGAACCAGCAGGAAAGTATGAATCTGTGTTTGGTAAGCCTACTATTGTAAATAGCGAACCACTTTCGTATTAGGGAGATACTAATGGCACAAACTAGAGTACCTGTAGAACGGATGCGTCCTTCTGCACGGTTGCAGCCAACGGCTAGACCTGTGGAGACTTATGTTCGTCCACCAGAGTTGCCAGAACAAGAAAGCGAACTTGGTGCTTTTATTAGGGCTGTTGCCCCTGCTGTTGAGACAGTAGCTAAACTTGAATACGAAAAGAAAGTCAAACAAAAGCGAGAAGTAGAAAAAGGTATTGCTTCTGCTCGTGCATTTGATGCAAGACTAGGAGCATCACAAGCTTTATCAGCAGCCTTTGATGACTTCGCTGATCCTGCTAATACTCAAGAATACTTAGAGATGACTCCTGAAGAAGTCAGGGATAGACGTGCTGCAATTATGCAACCATATATAGATAAGGTTGCTCAGTCAGGTGATGAACAACTTGCACAGGCTTTTCAACAAGACCTTGAGCTAGGTAATCTTACCTTTTTTACGCAATCGTTTAATCCTAAACAACGTGAGTATCAACTAAATAACAAGTTAGACGAAGTATTTACAGAAGCTCTTGCTATTAACAATAGACAGATGATGCTGCCTACCAATCAGTTTGCAGTACAGGCTTCTATTTCTGAGTTACAACAAAAAGCTCGTGATGATGCAACAGACGAACTCTTCTCTAAGTTTCAGGCTGCGTATGGTATTCCTTGGGATACTATTAATGCCTATGCTGTAGAAATAGCTAGGAATACTGTTGGTGATACTGGACGTAATAACATCTACAGGTGGTTAGATAGAAACCAACAACTAGGCGTATCTAAATACTCAAAAGATGTTGCAATCATCAACAACACACTTGATGCTCGTGATAAGCAGATACTAAAAGCACAAGAACCACTTTACTTTCAACAGCAAGTTATGGCTAATGTTGAGAAACATATGGAAACTGGTCTTTGGTCTGATCTAGGAGTTGACCAACCATTAGTAGGTCCAGCAGGGGGTAAGTTTACTATTAAAGACTTAGATGTTGTAGCCGCTTATGAAACAATAGCTCAACGTGATGGTATCTCTAGAGTAGCTCAAATGGATTGGTTTAGGACAACTGGTTTAATTCCTTCAATCAATCGTAATGCTATTATGAGTGGTAAAAACTTTTGGGCATCTGGTGATTTAACAGATGCTACAAAGGCTAAAAATGCAGCAGCCGCCTTCTATGCAGTAGAAGAGCTTATGGCGTATAATATTGAGATACCAGAAAATCTTCTTTCTCCAGATCAGAAAAAGCTTTTTGATGTTATTAGTATTCTTAATCGTGATGCTGGTGTTGGTAAAGATATTGTAGAAGATATTGGATTAGCACAAAGCGTTAACTTTGACTTAGCTCCTTCTACTAAGCTAAAAGAAAAGGCGCAATCACAATTAAACCAATTTAGTCCTTTATCAACAGACCACAGTGAATCAATTAATAATGCAGCCAATGCTCTTGAAATAGCTAATACAGCAAGTATCTTTATGCAGTTAGGTTATAGTGAAGACGATGCTTTAGATAGAGCAGCAACAATATTTGAAGCTGATCATGTTATTCATAGTCTTTCAAATGGAGTAAAGATTTCACTAAAGCAGTTAAACACAGACCCTAATGTAACAGTGCCTTTAGTAGAAACTGTAGATACTATTAGTAATCTTTTAAGTCAAAGTTCTGCTTTACAAAACTACTTAAAGATTAACTACGCAGCAGCAGATGATGGTGATTTAGCTTTTGGTTTTTCTAATGACCCATTAAATCGTAATGCGTTAAGACTTAATGTCTATAATGGTAGTGGACAAGTAGTAGGGTTTATACAAACTGTTAGTAAAACACAACTACTGACTGATGAAAACTTTGTAACTAATCTTATGTCTCAGATAAAAACAGAAGCACGGAACACTAATCTTGACCTTAATCAACCTCCTGCTGTTGATCAGTCTATTCTAGACTACGAAGCACAGGTAGCACAGATGACTGAGCAAGAGCGTAGAGCAGAAGCAAGGTTACAAGCAGCAAGGCTTGGTGAAGATGTTATTGATGTCATTAGTGAGATAGCTCCTGTTACTTCTATAGTAGAAGAACAAGCACCTGTAGAACCAGAATTAGAAGAACAAGCACCTGTAGAACCAGATATGTTATCTCCTGACGACATAATGCTACAAGAAGCAACAGATGCAGTTGGTACAGGAACTTCTAGATTAGGTCAAATGATTAATGTAATAACTGGCGATCTAGGATTTGAGCTTGATGCACAAGAAGTAACTAACGCTATTCAGCGTTCCTTACCTACTATTAGTGATTCTGAAGAGGGTGTTGGTACATTCTTTGATGAGTCTTATCAAGCAGCCAGAGATAATTATACTAAACTAGAAGCTATCAGAGAAGCTAAAAGAATACTAGCTGATTCTCCTGATATTATAGAAGCTCTTGGTTTAGACAAGAGAGGAATGTTTGGTGTTGATGTTTCTGGAAGACGTATCACAATTAACCAACAAGCAGCAATCGCAAGGAGTATTATTGCAGTGAGAGATGCTTCTGAAAAACAATATGACTTAGAAACTGAAGCAAACTTAACAGAAGCTTTAGACTTAGCAGCAACCCAAAAAGGTATTAGTGCTGATGACATTCTCAATAAAGTGATAAAGCCTATGGCGTATCATGAATCTGCTGGTACAATGGATGCTAATATACAACAGTATGGTGGAGGTCCTGCTCGTGGTTTAATGCAGTTTGAACCAGAACGGTTTAACACAGCTAAGAACAGAGCTAAGAACTATTTTGCAAGAATAGGACAGCCAGTCCCAGAATGGATTATGAATATTCCAGAAGGTTCTGATGCGTCTGACTTGTCTGGTAATCAGCAAATGGCTTTGGCTGTTTATGATCTACTAGAACATCCTACTGCTGATATAGCTAAAGTTGTTAACGGTGAAGAAAAGATATGGGACTTTTGGGCTAAGAACTGGTGGGCTGGAGACCCTAAGGATAGGGTAACTCGTATTAGGTCTTTCCAGAAAAGTCTTAATGAGTATGAAAAAACTCTACCAACAGCCAATGATGATACGGCAATGGTTTCTCCTACTGAAGAAAGTGGTTCATTAGGAACTCAAGTAGCTTCTTTTATGAAAAGCTTAAGTCCTATTAAATCAGCAAATGCTGATGTATTTGATGCAGTAGAAGAAGCTTTTATTGAAGTTCCTGTTAGAACACCAATGCAAGCAGATGAGGTTACTACTAATGTAGTTAAGACAATTACTCCAGTAGCTAATACAAACGCTGTACCTGAAGATCAGCAACTTGTAGTTGGTAAGGAAGCTCCTGCTGAAATGGTAGGTGATATGATTCTTTCTAAGAACCCTGCTGACGTAGCTATGAGATACTTAGGAATGAGTGAAGACAGTGAAATAGGTGCTATGGTTATTAGACGTTACTTTGATAATGTTGTAGGTGACTGGAATCCTAATAATGAATCTGTTAAAGACTTTGCTAAGAATAAAGCATGGTGTGCAGCGTTCTTAACACAAGTTTTAAGAGACTCAGGCGTTGATACTAAAGAACTAACTGGTTCTGATGATCCGTTTAATCAAATCAGGGCTGCTTCTTATGTTAATGCAGGGACAGGTGTTGAACCTACCCAAGCACAAACTGGTGACATCATGGTTAAGATGCACTCACCAGAAGAACGTGAGAAGTTTAAGCTTGGCGTGGCTCATGTTGGCATCGTTGTAAAAGTAGAAGGTAATCAAGTCTGGTTCATTGGTGGCAACACTGGTGATAAAGTAGAAATATCTTCTTACAATTTAGATGAAGCTGATGTTAAAATTAGACGAGTTACTAAAGCAGAAGACATTCCAGAAGCACAAAATGTTCCGTGGTTGTGGCAACTACGCG